TTGAATATCATCTACTCCGTAAGATACGGCTCCGACTTGTTTAGCAGCCAAAGTTAAATCAGTTTGCTGTACTCCACTGATCGTAGGTGGAAGTCCAAAAAATTGTACTTCAAACTGATACGATCTTACAGAATCAAGGACTGTTGAAATCTTAGGGAGATTTTGCCCAGCCCGAAAGGGACGATAATCATTCTTGTAGTAGCTTTGAACCATGTTAATTATCCACTAAATTTAGCAGCTTGGTTAGCAAGGTTAACCTCAAATACAATCCACTCGGCAGTCTTTGTTGGCTTGAGCAGAATCTTGCACCAAAGCTCGTTCCTATCAACTCTAAGTGGCGTGTTTACAGTCTCATCGCAGATTACTCTGAAATCTGTAATTCCTCTTCTAGCTTGAATATCGGCAAGGAGAGCTTCTGCCTTGTCCTTAACGATCTCCCAAGTAAACGCATCGTTTGGCTCAAAGAGATCTTGGCGACCAGTTTGTAAGAGAACCTTTCTTAAGAAGATCATCAATCTTCTAACATTTATTCTATCAAGAGCAGTGGCTGCTCTTTGAGCAGTCTTCTGCCCGAAGATTGTTATACCCTCAGGTGTAAAGTTAACAACAGGGTTAATGTTGTTTGTATACAGAGCATCACGATCACCCTGGTTCAATGGCATCTCTGTAGCAGTTGGCTTAGTCAATCTGCCTCTTCTGAATCCAGCAGGGGCAAACCAAGTCTCAGCTACGTTATCAGTGAAAGCCATTTGTCTTACGGCAAAGATAGCTGGATCATACCATCTGTCTTTAGCAGAGAAGACATCAAATACTTGCACCCAAGGCCAGAACACAGAGGCCCATGAGCTATTGATAGCAGCGGTTCTGCTAAGGTCAGAGGCTCTGCCATTCATCCACTCTGTAGCATCCTGAACAGTATCAAGAGCCATTGGTGGAGAAACAACGGCAATAAAGTTTTGCGATGTCTCAGCTAGCGTAATTAGAGCGTTCTGAACAGAATCATCGTATATGCCTGGGACAATACCTATTGAAATATTCAATAGATCATCATCTAAAGCGTATATACCTGTCTTAGTAGCAGTATCACCTATGACACCATTAGATGTCATAGTACCATTTGTTCCGCCAGCTAAGTTATATGTTCCATCCTTAAGTTTTACGAATCTTGGAGCACCCGCATCAGTAGCCTCAGAATTTGTTACAACCGTAATGGCAGTAACTCCCGCACCTAATGAGGAGATAACATTTACAAAGTTGGTAAGAGGTGATAAAGCTCCCGTTACAGCGATTCCACCGTAATAAATTTCTCCCTTAATATAATCTGATGTTGGATTATCTGTTCCAATATTTATTACTGTTTCAATAAATGTTGTATCATTTAGTAATGAAGTATTAAATGTTTCTGCAATAGCACCTTCATTATTTATTGAAACTAAAGCTTTTGGACCACCGTTGCTTTCGATTTCAACGCTTAGTCCCTCTATCTGACCTGTTATTGGAACAGTTGATAAGTTGTAACCTGTTCCAGGATACTGAGACTGAACAACATAGGAGAGCGATGTTGTAGTTACATCAGCACCATAAGCAGTTATTGATGAAGCTACAGAAGTATTTAATCCACCTGATACTGAAACACCAGAAAATGAAGTTAAACCAACTCCATCTGTGAAGGCTGTGGTTGAATATGATTTAACAATTAAGGAAGCTAATTTTCCAGGATAAGCCCCAACAAGGAATCCAGTTCCTTCCGTAGCTGTATCAAAGAAGACTCCGAGATGATCCGTCTTTGACGCTCCGGTTCCTATTATTTTTGCTATAGCTGAAGCCTGGGAAAGACCAGCATTTATGTTGGCTGTTGAAGAGGGGATGTAGTAATCTTGATCTTCAAGAACTAAAACTCCCTGACTATCTCTTACTGACACTCTTAAATAAATATTTGAAGATACACCATACTTGCTTGGATTTGCAGAAAATTGAATTGCTGGGCAAACTCCAAAAGACACTATAGCTGAGGCATTTTTCGCTGTGGCAGGAACTGCTCTAACAAATCTAATTTGGTTAGTAGTCTCAAGGATTTCTAGAGCACCCTCAAGACCCTGCCCCTGGAGCGACTCGCTAGGCTTACCAAATGTATTTAATAGATTCTCTTGGCTAGTAATTAAAGTAGCTTCGTTAGTTGGACCTTTTGAAGCATAGCCAACAATACCAACAATTGATGATTCAATGTTTGGTGGATAAGCTGAGTTATCCTTTTCAAGAAATACGACAGCAGGACTACCTGGAATTGCGGCCATTTAAATATCCTTTAGTTGCTTATTTGAACGAGTCTTCTTCTGTGAAGAGTTTTAATTTGCTGGCTTATCTGAGATTCTTGCACTCTTATAGCCTGCTTTGGCTCTAGCCATTGATGGGTTACACCATTCTCAGTCTTAAGGATTACATATAGTCCTTGGACTGAATAATTTTTAATTATTTTTGTATTGTCCGTATCTGTTTGTGTAGGCATATAAAAAACTCTAATAGTATTTACCCTTTATGCACCCAATTTTAAATTAAAATTTTTAATTTAATTAAAACCCCAGGTTATCGTCAATTAAAAATTCAATAGATTGGCACTCTACAGGGATACCTGATTCCTGACCATCGTACAATATTATTGGCACTAAGCATTCATCACAAGTGCAAATCATATCATGCTCAGGAACCTCTACATCGGCAGTCGAAATTGTAGATTTTCCAACCTGATATACTAACTTTTCAATCTTTCCAGTAGACGTATATAAAAATTTAGGGCTTGGAATATAAGTTTCTACTTTAATAGATATGGTCTTTTTAAGAACCCTGTCCTGAGCATCCTCAGCCTCATCTTGCTCAGTAGGGGATTCAGAAACTAGAAAAGCTTTAGTTACATTACTAAACTTAGTATCAACTTCAACATCTGGATTAAAAGCTGTTAGGATATACTCTCTTACTTGATCCATATCCTCTTTATATTTCGTCCAAATATTTACATTATATTTTATAGTTACTGGAGTTGGTACAAGGCACAACGTCCGAACTGCCCTTTGAGCTATCTTATGCCAATAAGTTTCATGAAGAAGCATTGGTCCATATTTACGACGCTCAACGGCATCTTCAGATGACTCTTCGCTGATTGTTATTACTGGCAGAGTAATATTATCCCCAGTTGTAGTTTTAGCTATCGCACGCTCTTGGTTGGCGTGAAAACATTTAATTTGAACTACATTATTATTTCTGTCGATGTAATGAACTTTGCCAAAAAAATCTATTAAAAATCTTAAAGTATCTTTAAATACTTTTTGAGAAAACATCCCTTTAGATACAAGAGTTTTATCAACTAATTCTTGAACTACTTTTGTACTGACAGGAGGCTTAGGCATATTACTGATCCTCTAAAATTTCTTTTTGTAATATCTTTTCAGAGGTTGGAACTTGTTGATTATGCACCTCTTCAGAATCTCTTAATAATTTAGCACTGCATAGAAGATGATAAACTCCATAAGTTTCAAAACTATCTTCTTGAACTTCATAAACTTCGTATTTTAGATTTTGAAATTCAGGCTTTACTACATCACCTGGGATAAGCGGTCTTCCTAGCCTTCGCTCAACGTAAGATTTATTAAATGTAAACTGCTGATCATTTGTTAGCTCTATTCCAAACTGAGTTAAATTCTCTTCTATTGGCTTAGGCTCGTAATGTCCATAAATTCGTATGGGAGTTACTGAGAAAGTCTTACTTCTCTCCTCGCCATAAACATTATCAAAATCTTTTGATTGATAATATTTATAAATCATTAAGGGTGATCCGCCTAATTTTATAATCTCTTCATCTACAACATTAAATAAATTTTGATCGTTTAGTTTATTAAATAAACGAAACGGACTTTCGTACTCGTCAGAGTTTGGAAGATTTATATTTGATTTATATTTTCCAAAATTACTCATGTTAACCTACGATAAACATTGGTCCTTCTTGAATCTCAAGCATGAGTTCTTCCATAAGTTGCTTCTTCTCTTCCGCTGATTCTTGAACGAGGATGCCTCCGTCAAGTTGTGATCCTCCTCCTGGGCCAGGAAGTGTTTTATACTTGCCTCTAATCCGTCCTAAGATTCCCTTAGCGGATGCAGTGGCATAGCGTTGAATCCAATTTCGATAAGCATGATGAATTGTATTAGAGTCTAACGCTCTATACTCAATGATGACCGGAGTTGGTGTTTCAGTTGGTCCTGGGTAAAGTTGTAAATACTTTCCATTAACAATGTTCCAGCCACCTTCATTAGAGAGTATTCTTCTTGTCATCTCTAAATATTGCTGAGTTAAGAAGAAGTCTCCTATTCCG